GAAAGCCTCTAGCTGCCCGTAGCCGATCACATAGGGCCGCTCGCCGTCGCGTAGGACCGGGAACGCATCCCGCAACGGCACGGGCTCGCTGAGAAGCGCCACCGTCCCGAGGGAGTAGAAGAACCAATCCCGGCCCTCTTCGTCGCGGATGATGTTCCGGTGGCGCCAGACAAGTTCGTGGTCCTCAATGCTTTCCGACGTGCCGTCCGGGTCGAGGGGATCGTAGCCGCTGCGCTTCTCCCGGACGCTAGACGTGGTGTCCACCTTGGCCTCGGCCATCGTGGCATCGTCAACGTCAAGCCACTGGATAGCGCCATCCTTGGACCCGGCGTTGCCCTTCAAGGCCCCCGCGTAAACCGCCTCGCGCTCAATGACGAACGGGCTATCTTCGGCCGGATTGAGGAAGTCGGCGCCTTGGTGGAAGCGGAAGTTCTCCGGCGGAATGGGCTTGATGACCGGAATATCTTTCCGCACCGTCTCCATCGGGACGTCAATGGCGATGGGCTCGCCGGTCTCGGCGTCAAGCACGGGCGCCCCGGTCATGGGGTCCATGACCTGCTGCTGCACCGTCTCGATCGCGCGCTCGTAAAGCCACTCTTGGCGCGAAACGCAGTACCCCATCGTCTTCGCCGTCTGAAACTGCGACTGGACGATCAGAAACCACGGGATCGACTTTGTGAGCCGGTGCTGAAGCACGCGCTGCATCACCTCGGCGCTCGCAAGCTGCACCGGGTCGCCGTCGTCTACCGCCGTGACGCTCACGACGTCCTGGGTCGAAAAGAAAGCCGCTGCGCACGCCGCTTCGCCCTTGCGGATGGTCGATCGCGTCTTCGGGCGAAACAGCTTGGACCGGCCTCGGTAGTCGTCGCTATTGTACTTCGACCCGCTCGGGTGCCGGCCGTGGAAATGATCGAGGGCGCGCTCCCACGGCTTTTGCAGTTCGGACTGGACAAAGCTCTCACTCTGGTCCCAACACGTCCGGGCGAGCGCCAGCCAATCGCGCGAAGACACGTCGGCTTCAAGCCCGTCTTCCATCTTGGAACCGGCGTCGTCGTTCAGCATGTTGAACTCCTTACGCGAACCACGCGCGGGCTTGCTTGGCGTCGCGGTCGGCCTCATTCGCCTTCGTCGCGGGAAGGCCGTGCCTTTCGAGGAACTCGCCGCCCGCCCACACCGCCTTGCGCTTGATGGCCTCGGGGCCGTCCAATTCGCTCATGCGGATGTAGAACCCCATGCGCTCGCTTAGGTCCCAATTCTCGACCGTGACGGTGCCCGTGCGGCTGTCAGCGTTCACGGCCCACGACCAGCCCGAGTAATGGTTCCGCAGCACCCGCGCCACTTCGCTCGCGAGCTTCTGGTCGGCGGCCATCGTGGCGGCTTGTTCCACGCTCGCGTAGGGGAGGACCTCGATAACAGCCATGTCAGGCTCCGAACACGACAACGAAAACGAGCGCCCGTGAGGCGCCCGTGAGAAACTCACTCCACTCGATCCCGCCTCGGAGGAGCGGCGGCACCCGCCAAGGGATGCGCCAGCCGATCCAGTACGCCAGCGGGAGGGTCACGGCGTAGAGCGCGGGCAGGAGCGAATCCCCGAGCGTGGGAACGTCCGTCAACCCGGCCGCCCAAGCCGCAGCGACCCAAGTGTAGACGAGCGCCCCGCGCAACGCGCCGACGCCGCCCATGAATAGGACGTCTTCTGCCACGCGCCCCCGCCACGTCCCCATGTCCTGCCCCGGCGCATGGCGGATGTGCAGCCCGGCCCACTCCCCGATGGCGACGGCGCCCGCGACCCAGTGGTCACCCGTCAGCAGGTAGATCACGCCGAAGCACGATGCGGCCCACATCGGGCGCAGCGTGAAGACCGGGTGCATGACCGCGCGCAGGAGCCCCGCATCGGGCCGGTGGCCGCGAATGCGATAGGCCGCCGCAAGCCAAAGGACGAGCGCCGCGATCACGTCGCCGTCCCCGTGCCGTAAGCCTGCCCCGGCCGCTCAAGCACCTTAAATTCGCGCCCGTTGGAAAACTCGTAGGCGACCGGGCGAACCGACTGCTTCGTCCAATCCCGGTCGGCGCGCTGGATCAGCGTGCGCCACGTCTGCGTGGTCAAAGCACCACCTCTAGCGGCTCGGCGTTGCGGGGCTCGTAGTCCTCGCCCGTCAACCCGTGATGAAGCATCCGAAGGACGTGCTTGTGCGCGATCACCACCGCTTCCTCGACGTCCTGACCGCGCCACCAATCCAGCACCCTAAGCCGAACCTGCGCCAGCGTCTCGCCCCCCGGCGGGGCTTGGTCGTGCTGCATGTCCCAATCGTCGTGCGCGTAATAGCCGTAGCGCTCCATGACCCATGGCACCGTCTTCCCATCGGCCTCGCCATAGTCGCGCTCGATCAGCGCCGGCACGGTGACGAGCTTCGGCTTGGTCCCGGCTGCTTCCGCCGCGATGGCCGCCGTTTCCTGCGCCCGTTGCATCGGGCTCACGAACCACAACGGAACGCCCGCGATCATCGGCCCGAGGGCCTTGGCTTGGCCCTTGCCAGGATGACTAAGCCCGGCGTCCACGTTGGACCCCGCGATGATCTTCTTATCTTGCAGGATCGTGCGGGCGTGCCGCACTAGAATGAGCCGCACGATTATCTCCTCCCGGCGTCCGAAGGTGGCCGGTTAGCTGTCGAAGTAAACGGGGGGCTGATACGAGCGGACCATGCCCGGCGTCGTCGCGTGGCGCAGCATCATAATCGCATACCGCGTCGCGCTCATAAGGTCGTCGCGCTCCTTGACGATGACGCCGTTCTTCCGATGGTACAGCCGGAACTCGTCAAACCATTCGCCCAAGGTGGAGAACACCTTTAGCCGCTCAGTCTGCATCCGCATGAGCATATCATACACGCCGGCCTCAACGCCGTTCGTCCCGTCCTCAAACGTCGCTCGATCGGGCAAAAGGTTTAGGCCCTGCTTGCGGTATTGTTCCGCCAGTTGCTCGCCCGAGCCCTTGTCGTGCTGCAACCCGTCGTGCGGCCATGCCCACGGGAGCCATTCGCCCCAAGGCCGAAGCGCCGCCGCGTGGATGATCGGCGTGGCCTCGCGCTGGCGATAGCCCGCGATGACATACACCCGGTCACTGTCAGGGTCGTGCGCCACCCTCACGGCGGCGAACGGGTGATCCCATCCGAAGTCGAGCCCGCAAATCTGCGGCCACCACTCAGGCACCTCGAACGGCTCGCACGTCACTTCGCTTTCGGCAATCGGGAACACCCGACCGGACCCCAGCGCCGGGATGCCCCGCGCCCGCGCCTCCCGCTCATGTGGCGGGTAGCTGGCAATGATCCGCGCCCGCTCCTCGGCCGTGTAGTGGTCCACGTCGTCAATCGTCATCTTCGTGACGTGACGATCGGGGCTTTCTTCCTGAAAGAACCGCGCCACCACGTCGCTCATGCCGAGCAGCGGCGTGAAGGTCATATAGACCAAGCCGCCCGTCGCGTTCGTCCGCGTGATGCCCTCGATATAGATGTCCTGGGGCGGCTCCTCATCGAACCATACAAGGTCCAGGGTTTCGCCCTGCCACTTCTCCCGGCCCTTCTCGTAGGATTTGAGACCGATGATGGACGTGCCGCCGCTGGCGTGACGGACCCATATCGTATCAACAAGGTCGGATACGCCGCGCGACGCCGACGTGTCGATCAAGCAATCCTTCGGGATCAGGCCCGTGCCGAACTGCCCCGGCCGGCCGAGAAGCATGCGCTGTACGTTGTCTCGCGTGCTTTCGCCCGTGACGCCGGCCGCCCACCCGACGATGGGCCGCGCCCACGTCCGACCTTTCCACCACGACGGATAAAGTCCCGTGGCGTGCATCGCGTACTCGGCGCCGCCAGAATACGTGTTGTGCGTGACGATGAAGTCGCGCGTCACGTAGGTCCGATCCGGGTGCGCGACGGAAATGCACACCGCCTCGGCTGGCTCAACGTCCCGATAGGAGACAATCAGATTGTGGTCCGTCGTAGACACCGGGCGAATGTAGCGATCCGCCTTTCTCTTCAGCCGGAACAGGGGAACGTGCGGCAGGCGAATGACCACCGTGTACGATGGCTGCCCCGTCCGCTTTTCCCCCTTGTGGGTGAACGTCGTGACACGTGACCGCGTGTAGCACTTGCCGCCGAAACTGCGGACGAGGAACGCCACGTCGTCGGCAAGGCCGCTGCTGATTGACGTGAACGACGTGTTGCCACTCTTCTCGCACGTCCCATCGGTGTCCATCAACCCTTGCAGGACGGCAAGCCGAACGTCGGGGCTGTTCCACATGTACGCCGCCGGGATGCGCTTGTCCGCCGACCCCTTACCCGCCAAGCCAAGATCGCGCATCGCATTGAGCATGGGATTGATCCCGCGCTCGCGACCGCACACCGCGTAGTCATAATTCCCCTTGGCAGAGACGCGACACCCCAACCGTTCCGCTTCAGCGGTTAGCGCGGCGAGCATGTCCGCGTCCGCCGTCGTGAACATGACGCCGTGCGTCAGTCCGCCGTCTCCGACCAGAAGCCCTAGGACATACGGATCGACCGGGACGGGCCGCGCGGGGAACTGAACGGCCCCCACGGCCGGCGTCGCGAACCGATACTTCGGCTTCGGGCTGTCGCCATAGGCCGCGCGCATCGCCTTGGTGTCCAGAACCGACCACTCGCCGTGGCGCGGGTTCGGCATCATCCAATTCTGGCGCTTGCCGTCAACCTTCGGTCCAGAGACGTTCACCGTCCGGTATCGAGCCGCCGGGGCCATGACTTTCCACAGATGGTCGTGGTCAACGACGACCTTGGCCCCGTAATCAAACTCGACCTCGACCAGCGGCCTGACGCCCTGCGGGAAAACACCCGTGATCGTCGTGACCGAGCCGTCGCCAGCGATCACCTCATCCCCAACGGACAGTTCGCCTATCGGGCGCCAGCCGGCCGGCGTGAGAACGGGCTCGTCAAACCGCTCCGCCTTGCCCAACTGATTTCCGGCCGCGAACAGGCGCTCACGAAACCGCCCGCCCGCTTCGTGAAACTGCTTCTGGCGCGGGTATGGGGCGTAGGAACGCAGCCGGTTAGTGTCTAACCGACGCTTCTTCGCTTCCATCGCCGCTAGAAGCTCCGCCACCAAGTCGGACTTCGATCCCGATGGCGTCGGCAAGGGCTCGGATGCGCTGGTCAAGCTGGTCATCGGTCAACTCGTCGGTCGTGTCCACCTTGACGTTCATTTCCTTGGGCAGAATGGACGCGATGACCTTTAGGTAATCGGCGGGGCGGTTCTCGCGGACCTCGGCAATGACCTGCGGGCCGTGCGCCTCAAAGTCGCTCGCCAGCGCCTCTAGGAACGCTTCGCCCAACTTGTGCCGGGCGCCCTTGGGTCTGCCCTTGGGGTTCGCGTTGTTGCCGGGCTGGAATTGCCACGGCTTACGTTTCTCGTCGGTTGTTTCCGTTTGCCCGGTCATGCCATCGCGGCGCGCCCTTTCGGGTGGCGCCCCTCACTCTGTTTCGCACTACAGCGGGTAGAACGTCGAAAAAATCTGCACATGGTGCATTGACACCCTGCACTCAGTGCGCTACATTCGCTTTGTCAACGGGGCGATGCCCCACTAACCGGGAGACAGACAATGGCTATCCGCTCGGAAATCGAAGCCCGCAAGCCCGCTCAGACCTCGCTGGTTCAGGCTTACGACCGTGGGCGCAAGGTGTGGGCGCTCCAGTGCGCTCAGAATGAGCGCGGCGTGCATCGCTACACGCTGACGTCTGGCGTCCGCTGCTTCGACTGGGCGCCCACGCAGGCCGCGCTTCTGAGCCAGATTTCCAACTGACATCTCACTCCCCGCCAGCCCCGACCAGCACACCGCTGGCGGGGCTTAAGGCGGTAGAGAGACCCAACCGAAGGATCACGACCCATGCCAAAGCGACTCCCGTCCAACGTCTACTATAGCCGACGCAAGGGCGGCTTTTGGTGGAGATGGAATGGACGCCCCGAGGGCTCAGTACACGTCACCTTTTCGCGTGCGCTGGCCTACGGCGCTGATCGTGACGACGACGGGCAGGAGTGGGGCGGGACCCCTTTCCAAGGCGCGCACGGCGCTTGCTACCCCTCCCGCATCGCGGCGCTTGTCGCCGACTACATCGACGCCTGACCCGCACCGCACCCCGACCAGCCCCGCCCGGGAAGCCGCGGCGGGGCTTAGGGCGGTAGAGAGACACACCCGAGGAGGACGACCGATGACTAAGACCGCTCACATCCGCGATGCACTCGCCGCCGCCGGCCTGCCGCTGTCGCGGGTCACGCATCGTAGCAGCCGTGTCAGCGGCTTCGTGTCCCGAACCGCGGGGTATCAAATCGCGCCGCGCCCGGCGACGTGTTGCATACTAATCAACGCCCACGACGTTGACCTCGCCCCCGCGCTGGCCGCCCTTGACGCATCCGGCATCGCTTACAGCGTCAACAGCGACCGTACATGCGCTTGGGTGGCGGCCTGACTTCGCCCCTATCCACGACAGTCCGAGGAGGACGACCAATGACGAAGCCCAAGTTTTACGTCACGCACGACAATGATGGCCTCTACATCGCCGAGAACGCCAACATCGTCGCGTTCAACGATCGCGCCGCCGCCGTCGCCTACCTGATGGGTTCCTACGACCCGAAATGGTGGGACCACGCGAGCGCGATCGTGGAGCCGGGGTCGTTCGGTGACTGCTGGATCAAAACGATGGAAGCGCCTCCGGTCGGCGCAACGTGGATCGCCCCGTTTTCGCGCTCACAAATGCGCGTCGAAGAGCCGGGCCGTCACCCCGGCGGGCGTCAGTACTGGACTACCCCTACCGTTGATGTGCTTGTCGTGTCGCGCATTGAGGAGAAGGACGCATGACGCCCGGCCAGTTCAAAGACTGGCGCAAGCGGTTCTTCAAATCGCAACGCGCCGCCGCCGAAGCCCTCGGTATCAGCGCCTCATCGGTAATTCTGTATGAGGCGGGGAAGCGACGGGACGCCAACGAAACGCCCGTCGAAGTCCCTAAAGTCGTGGCGCTCGCGTGTAGCGCTGTCGCGATGAACCTCCCCCCCTACGGAGACACCCCCGCCTAGCGCGGGGGTTTTTCGTTTAGCAGCCCTTGCCGCCCTTGCCTTTGGGCTTGCGCTTGGTGGACTTCATTTCAGCAATCCCTCTCGCCGTCCATCATGTCGATACGCCCGGACTGTGTCGGGCGGGCGGCCTTGCCGGGCTTGCCGGTCATGCCGTCGCCGTACATGGACATGGACATGGGACCGTAGCTGTCCATCCGGGCGTCGCTCTTGCTCGCGTAGACCTTGCGTCCACGGTAGCCGCCGCCGGGCCGCGCCGCGCTTTCGACCGTGCGCTTGCCGCCCCAACTCTCGATGTCGGGCGCGTTGACGTTCGTGTATCGGGTCATTTCTTGCCTCCCGTGCGGCGCTCCCAAGTCGCGCGGCACCGCTCTGCGTCATCACGCCGACCAAATACGCCGACGGTGGTCCACCTGGGAGACGGATCGTCCGTGCCCCGATGGCGAATTAGTGCGTGAACCTCATACGCCCCATCTGTCGGGCGCTGGGTAAGGTCCACGCGGTCCATTACGACACCTTGGACGCCCTAATGGTCGAAAGCACTTCGGCCACTTCGTCAAGCTGGTCCACGTCCAGTAGCGCCAGCGCATCGAAGTCAATCGTCACATAGTCGCCATCCTCGTCGCCGTCTTCGTCGGTCTCGTCAAGGATATCGGCCAGCGCCTCGACCAGATCGGCGCTTTCATCGGTCGTGAGCGCGATGTGAATGCGCCCGATCGTCAATGCCAGGGTTTCGGCTTCCGTATCAAAAGCCACGATCACGTCACCAACGGTCGTTTCAACGCGCATGTTTCGCCCCTGTCGCAAGGTGTCGTTCCGCCGCCGATCGGAGGGCGTCCGGGTCCACGTCTGCCATTAGGCACACATCGCGGATATTCCGGCTATTCCCTAAAAGCCATCGCCGTGCGCGGTCGCGCTCCACATCCGTTGGCGCGCTGTCGCCTGTCGCGACGACGGGGCGCTCAGGGGCCGATGCGTCAGCGAGCGCACGGGCGATGACGCAGCGCCAGAGACGAGTTTCCGGCTGCATCCGACGCCCACAAACGAAAAGGCGCCGGGTTGCCCCAGCGCCTACGAAGTCGATTATCTGATTTGACCCTAGCACAACCGATCGCGAGCGGCAACTGTCACGCCGCCTTCCCGGTGATCTTCCACAACCTCGCCAAGTCGCCCAGCGCGCCCTTGAAATGCTCGCCCCACACCGGCCACCGCTGAAGCATGACGGGGCTTTCCCGAAAGTCCACCGCCCCAAGGCACACCGTCTCCACCGCGCCCCATGCGAGTTTACCGGCGGGCCGCGCGCGGATCACCGTCGCCATCGCGTTAAAGTCCTCCTTCGCGCGCCGCCATTCGTCGGTGTCATCCGTGGCGGATTGGCCCTGCGATCGGCCGGTAATCGAAATGGGGGGACATGCGGCCAGCCGTTGCCATTTGGCCCACACCATGCCCGCCTTGACCCCCGCGTCGTGCAATCGCTCGTCGATGTAACCGCCGTGAAGAAGCTGGCCGAGGGCCGTTCCGCTGCGATGATCGAGTTGCGCGGCCTCCCCCACGATCCGAGCGCGTTGGGCTAGGGCTTCCGGCGGGATCACGGTGTCGTGCGATGGGCGCCCCGGTGCTGGGGCGTGCGAGGGCCGCCGGCCGCCGCGACGGTTCGCCTGCCGATACCGCTTCGTCATGGCGCACTCTCCTTTAGCGCGGCGGCCACGATGGGGCCGATGGCAAGATCGCCTCCCCGGTCCAGCCGGCCGGCGAGCCGCAGAAACCCTACGCTGAACTCCGGGACTATGCCCGTCTGCGGCTGCAATTCTCCGAAGCGATCAACGCACGTTTCGCAGCGGTGAATTTCGCGATCGGGGGTCTGCGGGAAGCCGCTATAGACCATCTGCCACATCGCGCGCGGGGACGCTTTGAAGAAGCGGCCACAGCAGTCGCACTTCATCACTCCCCCTCCCGGTCGAGTCGGCCGGCGGCGGTGAGCCGATCCGGCGCGTGCTGTTGTAGCCACCGGTGACCGAGAAACGTCATGCCCGCCGCTTGGTCAGCGTTTCGAGGCATCGGAACCTCGTCATCGCGCACCACCGCCGCCTCCCCCTTGATCAGCGCGTCCGCCGCCGCGTCGCCGACCCGGTCGAGGAGGGCGAGGGCGCGGGCGGCGCGGGCGCAGTCGTCCGCGACGCTGGCCTTCAGTGTGCATTGAGGCTCGTTCGGGTCGTGGACCCAGTAGCAGTTGCGACAGCCCTTGAACCCGCGCGTCATCGCTCCCCCTCCTTCTTGATCGCGGCGGCCACGATGGTGTCGAGGTCGATTGCGACGATTTCATCGTGAACGAACGCTGCTGCCGCCATAGCGGCTTGATCGTCTCTGGTGTTCGCAGTGAAGTTGTAGTTGGTGAGGGACGAACGGCGAGAATGCGTGGCTGCTACTGCTGCACACGCCTCCCGCACCGCCTCCGCGACGCGATGGGCGAGGGCGGCGCGGTCGGCCTTCGCGACGGCCTGTGCCTTCAGCGCCAGATCAGCGGCGCGCGCGGCAAGATCGGCGCGGCGGTCCTCCAAGCGAGCGGCGTGGCTCTCAGTCGCTCGGGCGCAGCCGATCCAGTGGTCTACCTGCCGCGTCAGCCGCTCCACCTCGGCCCGGAGGCGGGCGATCTCGGCGGCGGCTTCGGCCATCAGCGCGTCGGTTTCGTACTCGTCTACAGGTGGCGAATTGTCTCCGGGCCAGCGCACGTCGGCCATGACAGTTCCCTGCCGCAACCGATCCACGATGTCCGCTTTCCCGTCCGGGACACCCGCCCCCGCCGGGGCGCTATCGGGTGCGGGATTTTCCCGATTGGGATGCGGCTCAACCATTTTCCCGGCGTCGGGAATATGGTCCGCACGCACGCACCCCGCCCGACCGGTGCAGGACTGATAGGTGTACTTGTAGACGCCACGAGACGGGCTCACAGTCTCGCACGCCGGGCACGTCTTCTGGTCGCTCACGTATTGACCCTCCGTCCGTAGAGGCGTGACGCCTCGCTGATGATGGTCGCTCGCGTCATCTCAGGGATTCGGGCCAAGTCGTGCGCGGTGATGCAGACCATGCCACGATCATGCCATGCCTTGTGAGCCGCGCGGCGAATATCTTCGTCGGACATGTGCGATACGGGCTGATAGCGGCCCAAATACGATCTAACGCCCGTCACGCTCGCCTCCTTCCGCCTTGCGGACTGCCTCGTTGCCGATGCGCTCGATTTCCGCGCGCTCCTCGGCCGTGAACTCGGTAATCTCCCGCGCCGCCATGCCCACGCGATACCGGCCGTGATGGCAATCGAACGGGCTGAACGTCTCGTCATGCGCCACGACGTCGCCGGGACGGACGTGGCGGATTTCCCATGTGCGGCCGGTCATGCCGCCACCCCCACCGCAGCGCGGCGGTAATACCCCTCGGCCTGTAGCCGATCGAGCGCTTTGCGCCCGTAGCGGGTGCCGGACCTGTCAACTTGGTCAAGCAACGCCCCGTTGGATTCCGTGCCGTAAACCGCTTCCGCCAGCCGGTCCCATGCCCGATCAAACGCGGGGTCCATATCCCAAAGGTCGAGGGTAATCAACTGCGCCACCAACTCGCGCGCGGCGACGAGCGCCGTTGCCACCGGGCGGTCCTCTAGGTCGGACGTCACTACCTGGCACACGCGGTAAAGCCGGCGAGCGAGCTTGTGGCGGTCGGGGTCCGAGAGGCCGTCCAGCGTCGCGTTGAAGCTCGCCTCAAGCCCCGCGACGATGGACGCCAACTCTTCGCGGCCGGCGTCGTCGGTCGCGTCCTTGCTCGCGTCGCTGATCGTCATGGCGACGTGCCAGACAAGGCGAGCGGGGAAAGCGCGTTCAATGCGCTCGCGATCGGATAGGTAGGTCATGCGGCCATCCTGTCTGCGGGTTGAGCACTGGCAGCGATGGATATCAGTAAGTCGCGGAACGGGATCGGCGTGGCGGCCCGCTGCGCGCGAGATAGCAATACGCAGACGCCATCTTTCGCGGCGCGGGCCTTCCAGCGCTCCGACCGGCCCGGCATCTCGACCGGCGTGGACTTGCCCCACACCATCGCCGGCAGGTTGACGCCGACCGCGTACAGCCAAGTCGGCTTGCGCGCTTGGTGGCCGTAGGCGCCCTGTTCGACGCAGCACGTCCATCCGCCGTGCCAGTCCGCGACGACCCATCCACCGGAGCGCGGCGGCTCCATCATGTCGTGCGCGGCCCATGCGTGCGATCCCTCGGGATGCTCCAGCACACCGCCCCACTGGCGAACGGACGCCAAAGCGGCGGCGAAGCATCCGGCGTCGTCACCGCGAACCTTGCGCTGCCCGGTCCTAGCGATGACGGCCGGCGATCCGGCCCAGTACGACCCCCACCGCTCGCACGGCGGGTGCGCGACGACCGGATACGGCCCCGCGTAGAGCCGGGCGTCGCGCTCTTGGTCCCACGGGTCTACGTTTTGGAGCCCGTAGTAACAGCCGCCCCTTTGCACGTAGAGCGCGGCGATCACGCGGCCTCCTTGGCGCTCATGCGCTCGAATGCGAGGACTAGGGCGGCGGCGTCGGCTTCGTGGTCCGATGTGAACGCCCATCGGCCCGCTCGCTCAACTGCCGCCATGACGCCCGCCTTCGCCGCGCGCCCGTCGCCCGCGACCAGCTTCTTCATGCCGCTCGGCGTGAACTCATGCCGGCGAACGTCATGGACCCACGCGACCTCATGCGCCCGGCGGGCGAGATACACGGCGAACTCCGTGGACGGGTGCCGGCCGAAGGGCCGCTCAATCACCACCGTACAGACGCCGTGTTCCACGATCACATCCGCCAGCCGCCGCGCGAACAAGGCCCCCGCCTTGCCCTGATCTTCGGCGTATTCGCTCCGAAGGTCAAACGTCCCGCACCGGCCGGCAGACAGCGCCCAGCCCGTCCGCAGTCCGGGATCAAGCCCGAGGATCATCGCTTGCCCCCGCAGGTCGCCCACTTCGCCTTGATCGTGTTCTCAGCCACATCCGCCCACGACCGAAGGCCCTCGCCCCAAGGGCCGCGCGGCTTGATCCGCTCGCGTACCCGCTCCATTGCCGCCCGTGCCGCGCGTTGCTCATCGGCATGGTCAGCCGACGTGTCAGGCGCCTCCGTTCCGGCGGCCGAGGCGCTCGCCACCCTTTCGGCCCGATCACGCTCGTCTGCCATCCGCTCGACATGCCCATCCAAGATAGCCGATAGCTCGGCCGCGCTGGGAAACCATTTACAAGCGCACGCCACTCCGGCCAGCCGATCGTCCGTCCACATGATCGCCGGATACCGCTTGGCGAAGATCAGCGTCATCACCTGCAACTTCGCCTTGGCGTCCTCGGCGTTCATGGACCCCGCGACCGCTAGCGCCAGCGATGCCAGCCACCGCCGCACCACCGGGTCATCCGCCCGCCGGTCAAGTTCTTGGGTCAACGCCACCGCGTACCGCCGGGCCTCGGCCGCATCGCGAGGGTCCACCCATCGCGGCGCGATCCAGCCCTTACGCGTCTCGAACTGGCCGTCAGACCCCATCACCGAAATCGGCATGTCTTCGATCAGCCGCTTCAAGGTCTGCGACGGCTGCCAAGATGCCACCGGCCCCGCGCCGGTCTGAGCGACGGGATTGCGGGTCGTGGTCGGTAATCCTGACATGATCGGGCTCCGGGTCATTGGCCCACGCATCCGCGTTGAGCCACGTTGTCGGGTGTTTGGTGTAAGCCGGGTCTTTTCCGCTCCGCTCCCCGGCGTAGGCAACCGCGCCGCGAATGATGATATCCGGGTCGGCGCGCTTGATCGCCGCGCCCCAAGCCTTCTCGGCCTTGCGCTTATCAGCCTTCCGGGGATACGCGGCCCAAAACTCTGAAAACCGCTCATCCGCAACCGACTGGCGCGCTCGCTTTCGAGATATAGAGGCGCCAGCCTCTATATCTTCATCCTCCATCCTCCATCCTCCATCCTCCATCTGCGGGACGATTTCCGACGATCGGGAAACCGGAGGCGCATCAACTCGCGCAGGTTCCGAAAAAGTCGGAACTGGATCGCGATATTCGACGTCCGGTTCCACATCTTCGGGCGCGATGCCGACGAAATGGCGTAACGCCTCGGGGATGAAGTGGACTGATTTCGGCTTTTTCGGGCGCTGAAACCGCATGAAGTTCCGAACAAGCCCGTAATGACGGGCGCCGTGTTCGTACCTTTTGATCAATCCAGCGCCTTCCAACTCCGCAAGAAGATCAAGCACGTTTACGCTATCGGCGGGGAATAGCCTCATTTTTAGCGTCAGCGGCTTCCACTCAAAGGCGCCGCAATCGTCGCTTTCCGTCAATAGGCCAATCCCAAGGATGCGCGCCGGCATCGATACCGACACCCACGCCTCGTCCGTGAACCACCCTGGGTGTATCGATCGGATGCGAGCCATGCCACAACCCTTTACGGAGCGGTTGCGAACAAATCAGACGTATCCTTCCGCCCATCCAAGGCGGCTGCCGTGTTTTTTACGGCCTGCTTGTAGTACGACGGCTTCAACTCCACTCCGATAGCCCGGCGCCCATTAACAACCGCGCCATACGTCTCTGACCCAACACCCATGAACGGCGTCAACACGATGTCGCCGGGGTTGCTCCATAGCTGGACGCACCTCTCGATCACGTCGAGCTGCAACGGGTGGACGTGCTTCTCGTCGTCCGGCTCCTTAGCCTCCCGGTACGGCAGAACGCGATCAATCCTAATGTCGTCCCACACGCAAGAAGCGTACTGCCTCCAAATCCAATGCGATAGCTTATTCTCGCGTTGATCGTCCACCCCTCGATACTGCCAAAGCGCCTCGGGAACCTCCCGCGCCCCCGCATATGTGTCAAACCCGAGGGGATGCGTTACCGGCTCCGCGTTCTCCCCGCGACGCTTGAAGATCAGAACAAAGTCGCCAGCCGCAATCGTGCTTTGCGTGCTGTCCTTCACCAACTGCTTATGCGTCAAGTGCTTCAACCGCGTTCGTATCGCAACGCGAAGAGGCTCCTTCCACACGACGACCCGACCAAAGTAGTAAAACCCGCGCGCTTCGTGCATCGCCACGATCCGCCCCGGAAGATCAAAGTAACCGTCCCTCTGCCCTGGGTTCGGGATATCCATGCAATGCACTGCGGAAATCCTGCCCGGTTTGGTAACGCGAGACACCTGGTCAAGCAAAAACCCGTAGTGCTCAAAAAACTCCTCATACGTTCGGCTGTTGCTCATATCCCTATCGTCGCTACTGTAATTGTACAGACCGCAAAACGGCGGGCTATACACCGACAGGCCGATAGACGCATCCGGGATGCTACGAGACACCTCGCAGCAATCCCCGTTGTACAGCGCGTAATTGTTGGTGATGATCTGGTCGATTACAGCCATGACGGCATCTCCTGAGCCTTGGTGTGATTGGTGTACCGGCGGATTTTCATCGCGTTGTTCATTTGATCGACCATCGCCGCGAACATTTCTTCGCAGGCGACGGCTTTACGCCGAAGGTTCAATGATACCCCGACGTTGCTTTCGGAGATGATGTTGTCGATCTTCACGTTCCTTTTTTGCCCATACCTCCAAAACCTCCTAGTCGCTTGGTAATACTGCTCAAACGAGTGATCAGGGAAATACGTCATGTGAGCGCAATGTTGGAAGTTCATGCCGAACGCAGCAATCCGAGGCTTCGTAACCAGCTTCTTGATTTCGCCCCGCCTGAATGCTTCGATAACCTCCTCTTTGCGGTCATCACTATCTGACCCGCTGATTTGCACCGATCCGGGGATCAGCTTTTCCAGCAAATCCGCCTCTTCATTCAACTGGCACCACGCAACGCCGAAATCGTCGTGATTGAGCAAATCGGCCGCCCTTTCGCATCGGCTTTTGACCGTAGCCTTTCGCTCGACCCTTTGCTCCTCTAGGGTCGTGGCGCGCATCGGAAACAGCGTCCCCGGTTGAGGAGGGGAAACCACGACATGCTCGGTTTCGGTCAGCTCGGGCAGAACGAAACTACGGTCGTCAAACCCTAGGTCGGACGGCTTTCGAACGGCCCGAGCCCACGAACAAACCCACCTCCAGAAATGCTCCTCGGCGTGCCTCTTAAACCGCCACTTCGATCCGATAAACGCGGGGTGGAGGCTGTCCTCATCGTTCTTAAAGAACGACGAAAGCATGTCCATATGCCCCATTTGACCAAGGGCCTCCGACGACGTTCCCAGTTCGATGTAGTCGTTCGGAGCGGCGGTTGCGGTGCAAAGCAAGCGGTACTTAACTTTCCGCATGAAATCGGTTATCTCAGACCGCCTCGATCCCTCGAAATTTTTTATGATCGAACTTTCGTCGCACACGACCCCGGCGTAATCGCTCGGGTCAAACTTATGAAGTCGCTCGTAATTCGAGGTTACGATCTTCGCCTGCCGCCTATTCCCGTCAAGCGACCTCTCTGCGTCGAAGCCAAATTTCTGAGCTTCTTCGAGGGTCTGCATGGACACGGACAGCGGGGCCAAAATCAGAACCGGCCGGTTCTCGCGTTCAACCCAGTTTTGAGCCGCCGTAAGTTGCATGATCGTCTTGCCCAAGCCGCAGTCGGCAAACATAGCCGACCGCCCTTGCTTGACAGCCCATGTAACAAGGCTTGCCTGGAAGTCATGCAATCCGGGATGCAGAAACGTCGGCTCAAATCCAAACTCCCCCGCAAGTTGCGACTTGGCTTGGATGAACTCTCCGTAAACCTCGTCCACATCAACCTCCGTTTCCTGCGTGATGGTCAATGTCTGCCGCGCCCATCGCAAGCCACCGGGCAAGCGCCCGCTGCTGCACATAGCGAAGCTGGTTCGTGTCCAGATCAGGCCGCGCCACGCCGAGGACGTCGCACATCTGAGGGATGGACAGGCCCTCGGTCACCCAAAGGGCTATGGTCCGTCGGACGTCAAGGGCCATGTCCTCTAGCATCCTCACCACGCCATCGCGCTTGACGCGATCGACCCGACGTCTGGCGTGCGCTTGGGCATCTGGTTATGGCCGTCGCGACGAGCGCGCGGGCAGTCGTCATACCGCTGCCCAGCGTAGTGCGCGGCGATGTCCGCAACGCGAACTAGTGCAGTGATTTCGCGCACCACGGCGTCCGGGCCTTCGATCCTGCGCCTGCGCGCCTCGCTGGCGGCCTTCGTTCGCATTC